GGTAACGTGCTTGCAGCGCGGGGACGTAAGATACATAAAGGTGCTGCAGGTAGTGGGTCTTGGACAGAGATAGACTCAGGTAGAACAGGCGCAGGACGCTATACCTTCTTTAGATATACACTAGCAGGTACAGAATTTATTGTGTGGGCAGACGGTGCTAATCATGCATCTAAATACGATAACACTACAGTAACAGATATTAGTGGTACAGGCGCACCATCTAATCCTAAGTTTGTTACAGGTTTTAAAGAGGCATTGTTCTTTGCTGGCATGTCTTCTACCCCACAAGAGTTAGTATTTACTGCACCCTATACAGACACAGACTTTAGTACAGCTAATGGTGCAGGTTCTATTAATGTTGATAGCAATATTACTGGACTGTTTCCGTTTCGTGATTCACTCTATATCTTTTGTGAAGAACGTATCTTTAAGTTAGTAGGTAATACAATAGCAGACTTTGTTCTGCAACCTGTAACTAGAGAGATTGGATGCCTAAACGGTTTTACCATCCAAGAATTTGCAGGTGACATTGTTTTCTTAGGTCCAGATGGACTGCGTACCGTTGCTGGTACAGAGAAGATTGGTGACGTAGAACTTGGTACAATCAGTCGTGCAGTGCAGGAAAGATTTGAAGGACTGTCAGACGTAGATGAGTTTGATAGTGTTATCATACCTGACAAGACACAGTATCGTATATTCTTTTCTAAAGCAGCCACACCACGGTCTACAACAACAGGTGTAATATGTGTGCGTAAAGGCGATGCCTATGAGTTTGCAGACATAAAAGGTATTAGACCTAACAGTACAGATAGCGTAGTTGTTGCAGGTGAAAGTATTGTTCTTCATGGTGACTTTGATGGCTACGTGTATAGACAAGAACAAGGCAATGACTTTGATGGTAATGTAGTAACAGGTAAGTATCGTTCACCTGATTTGACTATGGGTGATGCAGGTATTCGTAAATCGTTTGACCGTGTTATTATTAACTACGCACCAGAAGCAGCCGTTAACGCAGACTTGTTTGTACGATATGACTACGAAGCACCTAACGTAGCAAGACCAGCAGCATATCCGTTTGACACAACTACCTCAGTAGCTATCTATGGTTCTTCTGTGTACGGTACTGCAACATACGGTGGACAGTCTAACCCGTTAGTACGTCAACCCATAGAAGGTTCAGGTTTCGCTATAGCATTACGAGTAAACGATAGAGGCACATCAGCCCCATATTCATTAAAAGGATTTCAGCTAGAGTTTCAAGCTGACGCAAGGAGATAATAAATGGCAGGTTATACTAGACAATCCAGTTATGCTGACGGTGACATTATTGATGCAGCCGACAGTAATGATGAGTACAACCAATTACTAGCAGCATTTGTAAATACATCAGGTCACAAGCATGATGGCACAGCCGCAGAAGGTCCAGTCATAGGATTGATTGGAGACCCCGGTGTTGTTGCTCCAAAAAACAAAGTCGTAGTAGACGATACTAATAACCAAGTAGAATTTAACATTGATGTAAGTGGCACAAGCACAGAACAGTTTGTTGTCAAAGATGGTGTAATTGAACCTACTACAGATAATGACATTGACTTGGGTAGTAACTCTAAGCAGTTTAAAGATGCCTACATTAATGGTACAGCAAACATTGACGCACTTGTAGCTGACACTGCCGACATTAACGGTGGTACAGTAGATGCCGTAACATTAGGTACTAATAGTGCAGTTACAGAAGCACAAGTAGATAATTTAAACCTTAACGGTAATGCGATTACCAGTACAAATACTAATGGCAATATTGACTTAACACCAGCAGGTACAGGTGAAGTAAACATTTCTAAAGTAGATGTAGCCTCTGGTGAAATTGATGGCACAGTAATCGGCGGTAACTCTGCTGCTGCAATTACAGGTACAACAGTTGTTGCTAATACTAGCATTAACATTGCAGGTGATGGTGCTACTGTAACAGGTATCAAAGATGAAGACAATATGGCATCTAACAGTGCCACTAAACTAGCTACACAACAGTCTATTAAAGCCTACGTGGATAGTCAAGTAACTGCACAAGACTTAGATTTTGCAGGTGACAGTGGTGGCGCACAGAATGTAGACTTAGATAGCCAGTCACTGACCGTAGAAGGTGGCACAGGCGTTGATACAACAAGTTCTGCACAAAAGATTAGCATTGCTATTGACAGCACTGTAGCAACCCTTACAGGTTCACAGACGCTTACTAACAAAACACTTACAACACCAATAGTTACAACGCCTGTAGTTAATGCAGGATTGCAACTTAAAAATGGTGCTACCAGTGCTGGCTTTGCAGAGTTTTTTGAAGATAGCGATAACGGTACAAACAAAGTAACATTGATTGGTCCTGCTGCTACTGCAGATGTTACAGTTACACTGCCAGCAGCTACAGATACTTTAGTAGGTAAAGCTACTACAGACACACTTACAAATAAAACCTTGACAAGTGCCGTACTGAATAGTACAATAAGTGGAACTTCAATTAAAGATGAAGACAATATGTCTTCTAATAGTGCTGACCACTTAGCTACACAACAATCCATTAAAGCATATGTAGATACACAAGTAGCTACAGTACCAGTAGGTGATATTACTTCTGTAGTCGCTGGTGCAGGTATGACAGGTGGTGGTACATCAGGTGATGTTACACTTAATGTTGTAGGTGGTACAGGTATTACCGCTGATGCTGATGAGATTACTATTGACTCTACTGTAGCTACACTTACGGGTACACAAACACTAACAAACAAAAGTATAACTGCTCCTGTACTTACAGGTTCCGCATCTGCCGCAGGTTCAATCCTCTTTAAAGAAGACACAGACAACGGTACAAATGCAGTAACACTTATCGGACCTGCCGCTACTGCTGATGTAACGGTAACACTACCTGCAGCTACGGATACACTGGTAGGTAAGGCTACAACAGATACTCTTACAAACAAAAGTATTGATGCATCTCAGCTTACTGGCACTGTAGCTAATGCAAGACTAGATGCACAGCTTCAAGACGTAGCTGGACTAGCTGTTACAGATGGTGGTTTTATTGTAGGTGACGGTTCTAACTTTGTATTAGAGACTGCAGGTACTGCACGTACTTCACTAGGACTAGGCTCTGCTGCAGTATTAACAGCAGGTACATCAGCTAATAATGCAGTACAGCTAGATGGTTCTGCAAGACTACCGGGTGTAGATGGCTCTCAGTTGACTAATCTACCAGCAACAGGTGCATCTGCTGGCTTCGCAGTGGCTATGGCGATTGCACTTTAGCACTTGACAAACGCATAAAAGTATGGTATAATTATACTTATCTTAATTAGGAGATGAAATGGCACAGGATTTTGAAAGAAACATTGCAAGGAATGTTGGTACAAGTGAAGTAGCTTTACGTACTGCTAACTCCGATGATGCTCTTATTGGTATTAATATTGCTAATGTTACAACTACCCAAATCTTAATGGATGTATACATCACTGGTGCAGGTGGCACTGATGATTATTATATTATTAAGGATGCTCCCATTCCAGTAGGTTCAGCCCTGCAAGTCTTGGATGGTGGTGCAAAAGTTGTGATGCAATCTGGCGATATACTCAACGTAAAGAGTGATACTGCATCAAGCGCAGATGTTTGGGTTTCCGTAGTCGATACTATTAGTTCATAAGGAATAGATAATGCCGTATATTGGTCAAAAAGTTCCGGGTAGTTATCAAGCCACTAAAGCAGTACAACGCTTTAATGGTGACGGTAGCGATACCACATTTACACTGACTACTACAGTATCTTCTGTGCAAGATGTGCTGGTGTCAGTTGATGGTGTTGTACAAGACACTGCCGCCTACACTATTCCTGATGGCACTACACTCACATTTACTGCCGCCCCTTCCTCTGGCACAGGTAATATCTTTGTGAATTACCTTGCCCCACAAGCGGGTACGATTACACCAGCCGCTGAGAATAAAGGCAACTTTAAGGCAGGTGGTTTGTTCCGTACCAACGCACAATCCCTTACAGCAGATACAACCATCCTTGCTACAGAAAACGCCAATGTAACTGGTCCGTTTACTGTGGCTAGTGGTGTTACATTAACCGTTGAAAGCGGTGGGACATTGGTGACGCTATGAGTACATTAAAGGCAGATACCATTCAATCGACAGGTGGCAGTGCGGCTACGCTGACTAAGCAGAGTGCGGCGAAAATGTGGGCTGTAGTTGACGCAAATACTGCTACTACAGCATTAAGTAAATCGTTTGGTGTGGCCTCTGTATCAGACGATGGGACAGGCAAGTACACTTTGAGTTTTGTTTCTACAATGGATGGGGCATTGTATGCCGTTAGCGGCATATCAAACACAGAAGCAGATGATAACACTAGAACAACGGCAGTATTTTGTTCAAGTGCTAATTCAGCAACGCCAAGCGGCGCAACATCTAGTGCCGTAACATTACAGAATCAATACGTTCAAGCCAGTTCGGCAGGTGAGTTTGGATATGGTTACACTGGATGTATTGTTCAAGGAGACCTAGCATGAGTAAGATTCTCGTAAACACTATAGGTCACACTGGCGACACTACCGCGATGACGATTGATAGCAGTGGGCGTATTCTTACACCAGCTAGACCAGTTTTCCGTGCTTATTCTAGTGGAACTTGGACATTAGCACACAACACTTTCACTATTTTCCCTGCTAATACAGCAGTAATAAATGTTGGAAATTCGTACAGTACAAGCACATACAAATTTACTGCGCCTATTGCTGGTGTTTATTACTTTTATGGTCAGTGGTTTGGTTCCGTTAGTTCTAATAGAGGCATAATCTCTATTTACAAAAACGATAGCCAGACAGAAGACAATATGGGGTCACAGGCTTTGTATCAAGGAAGCACTGCAAATGGTGGCGTTTCTTATGGCGGTCAGAATTTAATGCAAATGGATGTGGGGGACACTGCATCTTGTCAGACTTATCAAGAAAGTGGTGGAACAGTAACAGCTAACCAAAATTCTCATTTAAGTTTCTGGTTTGGTTACTTAATAGGATAAAGATATGGCAAATTACAAAAACATTGGTCAGGAAGTAGCACCAGTTGGAATATCAACAACCTACGCTGATAACAAAACTCTAGCGCAAGTTATTCTAACGGCAACAGACTGGACACAGCTACCCGACAGTGGCTTGACAGATTCTTGTAAGGCATCGTTTGTGACTTATCGTGCGGCTATCCGTACAATACGACAGACCAATCCAGACAGCCCAACTTGGCCTGACGCACCAGCAGAGGACTTTAGCTAATGGCACTAGGAAAAATCAAAGCAGATACCCTAGAACACAGCACCGCAGGTTCGCTGGATACGCAGTATGTTGTGAATGGTAGTGCGAAGGTTTGGGAACGACATAACGCATCTCACTCTCTTGAAAGTAGTTTTAACGTATCAAG